GGACTCCATCGTACCGACCAATCTCCCCATTCATGATCATACGGAACCCTTGATCAACATACTGCTTGATCGATTCAATATCATCAACTAATGCGCGGAAAGTTGTAGGCCATGCAATCGCGTAATAATCATCTCCAGTATAAGCAGGGATATTACGTTCTTTCATGACATCGACAATTGACTTCACATGCTCCTTACCAAGCGCAAGCGTGTTCGTAATAGTGCAGGTTCCGTCAGTGGTCAAAGTGACCGCAGACGTATCCGTACCACTAGTAGGTGCCACGCGCAACGCCGCAGCATTAAACTGCGCAGAAGCGAGATTATCAAAAGCCTTTTTAGCGTCGGTTTTCAACACCTTCCTGATAACTTCGGCCACGGGTTGCTCGGAAAGGTCATCCAATTTACCAGTCCACGGAACAGAGTTACCTGCTTCCGTAATGGTCATTGTACCTTGAGCAATCGTGAAGGAAGTTTCCGGAATAGTGTTAGTTTCAACGAGCGTAGAACCTTGGGTTCCAACATCGCTGAACACGTTCCAGTGAAATGTATCACCTCGATGTAACCCTTGATGGGCTGCATCTTTGACATCACAGAACTGTCTAAACTTGACAATAGGCTGTACTGCCATCCTCAGTTGACGACTGAGGTTTAAGGCATACATATAACCACCGGAGGTGTTAACTGACCATACTTGTCCAGCCATTTTTACTACCTCCTAATTGTTATAAAATTTGGCCTCGCGCCTCCTTCATTTCGTGGATAATATCAGCAGCAGTTTGAGGTGCTGCCTCATCTTCTCCAATCTTTGAAGAACGGCTGGCCGCCTTTGGGTGTTGCACAATTCTTTTCTTGCGGCTCACCCTTTCATTTTTATCGGGAGAAAGATTATCTTTCGCCCACTGTCGAGTTGATTTTGCAGCCTCTTCCATAATCTGTTTAGGATTCCAATCAGGATTTTCCCGGGTAAGGAATATAGTTCGATTATCTGCGATTGAGCGTAACTCTGCCGAGTTAGCAACGTCAGGGTACTCAGAATCAAACCACTTTACTGCATCTTCAAGTGATTTCTGGTAAGCGTATTGTTGCTCTCTCTGCGACTGCGCTCTTTGCTGCGCCATTGTTCTACTTAGAACTTTTTCGACTACCTCTTCAACATTTTGGGTAGCAGGTTGACCGCGCCCTCTTGTCAGAGAATTAAACAATTCTGCGGCTTTATCCGCATCATCTTCATACAGAGCCTCATGATACTTCTTAATTAAATCAGAAGAATCTCTTATTGGCTCTTCTTCAGGTGCCGCGTCTTTCGATGGCGACGGTTGAGTTTCCATTTGCTGAATATAGGCATTTAGTTGTGCCTCACGGGCAGACAACCTTTTTCCATAGTCAGCGGCTTCTTCAAAACGCTTTTGTGACGCTTTGTCTTTTTGGTGAGAAGATTTAAGATCCTCAAAAGGTACTTCAACATCCTCACCATCTATTTTAATAGTAGTGAACCAAGAATTTCCATCTTTCCAAACTGGACCAGCCTCGATTTCTACTTCCTCTGGAACATCTTCAGAAGGAAGAGGCTCATTGATTTCTTCCTCAAACTCCTCATTGCGTTTCACCTCAATGTCCCGCATTGTTTGTTCACGCAGGGATATAAATTCTTCTTCTTTAGATTCCTCTTCAGATTCTTCTTGAGGTTCCTCTTTATATCCTTCTCTCATTTCTTGTTCAGTTGCATCCTGTTCTTGGGTAGCATCTTGATCAGCCATGTTTTAGTTTTCCTTCATATATCACCCGAGTCTCTATACTTTGCAATCGCTTCCGCATTCTCTCCATCGGTTATTATCGCATCCAACCAATGGAGTAACTTCAGCGGGGTAGCGAGTTTATTTGAGATTTTACGGTATTGTTGGAGTTCTTCATCTGAAGAACCCACCCATTCCTGCATTACCATTTCCTGAAAAGCCTCAACACCTTCTCGGTATTCTGAGATAGCCCTGTCAGCAATTGACAATCCAGTAGGAGTTCTTATAAATTCCTCTGTTGCTTTACTTACACGTACACGCTTTACGAGGTCTTCGGCATTAACATCACTGGGATTATAGTAATCCATTATCACCCCACAGCGTATGGAATCTTATTATATCTGTCTCTTTCAATTGTACCTGACGGTCCTTCCGCCTCTAGTTCTAATTCTCTTTCTGTTTCTTTGATCTGATTCAATAAGGCATCTCTTTGCAGAATTAATTCACCACGCTTAGTCACTGAATCATCTCGTCTTATTTGTGCCTCTATTATATCAGATTCCTGTCTAATCATTTGTGACTGAATATCTGCCTGAGCCTTTATCTGTGCTACTTCCTTGTCTCCTACAGATTTAACTTGCTCAATCTGAATTCTTCCTTCAGTTTTTGCTTGGTCAGTTTCAATCATTTGTTGCATTGCTTGCAGTTGCTGTTGCATCTCTTGCATTCTTGGATCATCACCCTCTTCAAAGAGTAGGAAGCGTGACCCATCTTTATATCCTAGCTGCCCAAATATTTCTTTGCTTACTTCCGCTAGATTAAGTTTTTCTGGAACTCCCGGAAATTGAGATAATATCTGAACGCCATTTAATAAATTCTGAACCTTCTTCATAGGATCAGTAGCATTCAGACCTACATTTACTTTAAGTAGAACATCCTGACGAAGTAATTGATCCATCATTTCATCCGCTTCAAACTGAATAAATTTTTCGTTTGCTGCCTGACCAGCAACAGCCAGAACCACTTCATCAGTTTCGTAGTATTGTTCTAGCCTTAGAAGTTGCTTTAAAGTTTTTTCTACCCAAGTCTCAGAAAATGTTCTTAACACATACTCTGCAATGGTGCTGCTATTACCCGCAAGAAGGTTCATTCCACCTACAGTCTCATTGAGATTTCTAGCACCCTGAACTGTTGAAGTCGAAAAGTTACCCTGCAACTCATCGAAGTCCATGTTAATTCTATCTTGTTCTGCGTATGCAGATCCAGTAACATCACGAGTTTCAACAATCTTTACATCTTGGTCTGGATCATCCATTTCCACGGCACCACCGGGAACAGATCGAAACAAAGCATCAAGATCAATATTTCTGTCTCTTCGAATATGATACCGCTTGTTCATTGCTAACTTTACATTATCGAACCTTTGGTTCCATATATCATTAGCAGCCGCTTGAAGTTCCTCTGTAAGCTGAACGGTTCCTGCGGGATAAACTTTATGCGCCTCTAAATTAACAGCGCCCATAACATAAGGTCTTTCATCCTCCCTTAACCAAGGATACATCTCTCGTAATGGAACGGCCTCTGTTAACATAACTTCTGTGCCAGCAGTAAAAAAACAATAGTCTATACCATCTCTTTTTACAATATTTTTATGCACCCAAACAATCCAGAAGTCTTTGATGCCGCCGAACTCGGCTTCGTTCTGTTTTGGGTCCATTCTTGGTTCATCTCTAACCAACCTCGTAGTGTTATCCTGTTCGGACTGACCAGAACTAGAAAGAAGTTCTTCATCAGAAACCTCAAGCCATTCACCAGAATCCATCTTCTGACGAATATCCTGCATATACATAGGAATAATATGTACAACATACGGTGAAGATTTTATAGGATCGGCCCAATCTGCTGCTGGGTCAATTCGTATATTTTCAGGAGATATTACTTCGATAACCGGATGATCTTTAATGGAAGTAATTTGATTATGTATTTCTGGGTTTCCTTCCTCGTCCATAATTGGCTGATTTTTTTTATCAACCTCAGAGTAGGATTCTTCTTTTTCTAAAAATTCCCAGTATTGATGAGAGATACACACACCCTGCACAGCAGCATCCTGCAAAGCCGCAGTCATAGTTTGAAACCAAGGAATGGTATTAGTCAACCTGTACTGCATAATAGACTGAGCCACAACAGCAGCAGCCGCTTGCATTGGATCATTAGGATTAGCGGGGGCAATATTAACTACATCTTCATTTGTAAAAAATGCAACCGTCATTGCAGCTTGAAGATTTCGAACAGCCGTTCTAGTCTTGGGACGAAAGAACTTGGATCTCTTCTCGTAGGCTGCAGTATTATATTTTGATCCCGGTGGATGATTGTTATTAAACAAAGAAAGACTCTTTTCCCACTGAAACCTCAAATTTGCATTTAAGTAATCAGTAGATCCTTCATACATCTCTCTAGCAATTTTAATCCATTCGTTTTCTTGAGGTGATTCCTCAGAATCTAACGGAACGGAATCTAACCCTATATTAAGGGGTGGTTGTGGGTTCATTAAAGACATTAAGAAGTCCCCGGACTAAAGTCACCATCCAATTGACCTTTGTTATCCATAGTAAGATCCATGTATCTTTCCTGATTGAAACCGTTAGTTTTCTGTTTGTACCTCTCTAGAATTTCTCCACCAGCGAGGGTTACCGCCCTGTAATCATTATCAATCTTATCTTCATGCAAAACAAATCCCCAATTGCCAGACAGGAGCATAGACTTTACAGTAACTACGCCATCCATTGCATGAACTGCCCATAACCAACCGGGATATTTCTTGTCTAAATGTTCGGCTACATTCTTAGCTGTAGTATGATCTCTTCCTATAAACTTATCTGCTCTTTCTATTTCCATACGTCCCCATCCTTTTCTTTGGCTTATAGAACACTCTATTGCCATTATCAAATTTATAAGTTACCACAGGAGCGCTTAACTCCGGATCAACCTTATATGCTTCCTCGGACCAATTCCATTCTTTTACTTTAGATTTTGTCATATTATTTGTATTGGTGGTAAAAATTTAGGTGCTCTATGCTGCGGATCAACACTCTGTCCAGTGAGAACAAGGGTACCTGTAGTGGGATCATAACTATGTGTCTGACCGACCGTCGGTCTAGTATCTACAAATGAATCCCATGCCTCTGTAGCAGAATCCCAATCTCCTACATAATTATTCCAAACAATTTTATCTGGATTTATGCTTAAAGAACCTGCATCAACTAAAGCGAAATGACCAGCAACTGCATAAGGAACATGCAGAGTGGTGCTCATAGATGCGGATGGAATATAAGTCAACCGCATGATATCTACATCAGGAGCAACACCAGTAAATGTTAGAGTATCAACGCCGGGAACAATATTATGACCTATACTAATAGTTGGAAGGGCAAATGTACTTGGAGGATCATTCCAAGAATATGTACCAGTTGACCAATCTCCGCTATAAGAATTCCACTCGTAAGATTTATAAATCTCCATCGTGGCTGTTGCTGGAGAATGAGAACTGCCAACAGCAACAGAAGGATCAAACCCCTGTTCCCAATAATCCGTAGCTGACGCCCAATCACCACCATAACTTTCCCAAGTATTGAGAGAGATATTGCTTTTTATAGAAGCAGCAGAAGGCTTGAAAATATAATCCGTTCCAAAAGACGGAGCCGAAGGTGTAAGGGTTATCTCGCCATTAGATATGGTTATTAATGTACCAATTGCAACATCAGGTGGTGTAATAAGTGGAGAATTCCAAGTTCCTTGAATTGTTCCCCACGAACTAGAAACTAAATCCCACGAATAGTCTGTTACAAGCGCAGTAGATCCAACCGGAATATCATAACTTATTCCCTGACTTCTTATAACAGATTGTCCTGTTAAAGTTAAATCTGCTTTTGCAGGGAATTCTGCCTCTCCTTCCCATGACTCTGTATTGGAGTTCCAATCGCCTCCGGCTTCATTCCAGTCGCGTGCCATTTTTTATCCTATCTTTAAGACTGCATCGCAAAAGGAGCAATTGTTATATCCGTAGAAATCAGTGTAATAAGTATCAATCATATACCTGTCCTTACCATTCATGAACCAATCTAATATAGATTGCTTCCCTAAAGTGTTATCTTCAATGACAATGTAATCTTCGTTAGTGATTAAATTATCAAAAGTTTTTAATATATGAGGTAAGTGCAAATGGCAATCTTCTATAATTAACCAAGGATGCTCGCAATTAGAAAAATCGTACTCATCAATATTAGAAACATCAAAGGTTTCATATTGAATTTCCGGAAAATACTTTAACGGCTTTTCAATATCAAAAGTAATTATTTTAGTATTTATACCGTTAGACTTTAAAACATCGTAATACCAAATAGAACTTCCCCCATATCCAGTTCCAAGTTCTATTAAAGTCTTAGGCTTTAAATCGCAAAGAAGACTAGAATAAATAGCAAGGTCATATACACTTTTGTATGTTTCTATTCCTCTCCATTTAAATACTCTATTATGCCCACCCTGACTATATATAAAATTGAAGTCATCAGATAGTCTTTGTCTAGGCCATACTCTTCTTTCTTTTATCCTTGCCGAATAACTAGAAAATCTTTCTTTAGTACCATCAGTTATACGAGAATTTTCCAAGTAAGTGCCAATTTTCATCCTATACAGAGTACTCTAACCATCCCGTAATAATGTACTTATCATTTTCTAATGGTGGATTTCCTCTATGAGTATGACTATAAGATGACGGCCAAAGTAGAAGTCTATCTTTAACGGGCTTAAATCTTTTTTTCAAATATAAAAATTCAGTCTCACCGCCCTCTTCTATATCATTTAAATATAGTGAAAAAACTGCCAACCTTCCTCTAGTATCCATAGTAGCATTCTCGCAATGCCACACATGAAAGCCCTCACCGGGTTGTGTTTTTTGTATAACCATATCAATAATTCTATGCGTGTTACAATCAGCTAATATACTATACTTCTTCGCATACACAGGATATATCTTATTCCAAAAAATACTTAGAAACTCTGCATTCATGTATGTCATATTGAACGTCTGAGTTTGACCTTTCTGCGGGAAGAAATTACTAATTAAACTGCATCCATTATCATCTTTAATATGCTTCCTTTCAGGTCTTGGGGATACCTGATTAATCCTTTCAAGTTCTGAAAAAAAATCTACATATCTATCGCATAATTCGTCGGTAAAGCATCCATCGAAAATGCCTACGAAGTCATCTCCTATCTCATGTTTCATAAGTAAAGCTCATTCCTTGCATATTCAATTCCTATCTTACCTCTAATCCAAGTGTTAAAAGATATTCCAATTCTGGGAGTTTCTCCATCATACACACCAACAGAATGCTGTAGTGGAGAAGGATGAAATATTATTCTTCCATTACTGTTAGGTATTGGTACCTCCTCACTATTCAGAATATTTTCCTCCTTGAGATTAGCCTTGTCAAAATGGAATAGACTTCCAAATGAATAATTCTGCATGTTATGAAATAGCATTGGACATTGGATACCTTGAATATGAAAAGTCCCACTTAAAATACTATTAGAGTGACTATGCACATGAATATTATCTCCCTTGCAATATTTCATTAGCCATGATTGAACAATATAAATCTCAATGTCATCTTTGACTGCCAACAATTCGTGAAAGTAGTAATTAAGATTTCTTTCTATAAATTTACTAACATCAGATAATTCTTCACATTTAAGAATTTGATCATTTAGGCTAGTATGAGCCTCAGCCTTAGTAATGGCATTAAGATTTGTATCGCTTTCAAATTCATACAACTCTACATTCTTACAGAATTCCAATAAAGTATCATCTATTGGATACCTTTCATCAGGAACATAAACTGGCCTTGAAAATAAAGGAAAAACATTTCCCTGCTCTACCTTCATTTGTACTCTCCAAACGGAGTCATAAGCGGACCATCCTTTTCAGTAGAGTGTTCATGTGTATGCTGAATCCACTGAACTGCAAACGTAAATCTAACAGTAGGACAACCTACCCAAGGAGCAGCAACGCAATGTGGAATTGTACTGTCAAACATTACAACTCTACCGGGAACATACATCAAACACTTCTCTATATCATCTAACGCATCATTCGCAAATAACGTATAACCGCCCCAATATAAATTCCAATTTAAATTAACATAGTATAATAGAGTTTTAACCTTGTGGTGATTATCTCTAGGAATACTATAAGACTCCTTTAATTGCCACGTTTTAGGAAACACCATATCAGCGTGAAATCTATTTGAATCACCAACAGTAGTTAAATTTGCTCTTGCTTGTATTATATTATAACCTTCAAAAAAATCCATATGAGGAGTTAATGCTGGATGACTTAAAATTCCAAATTGCCCCAATTCATCCATCGACCACTGCCTACCGAGATTCCAATCGGATTGATGTTCTAGATCATGATGGTCCGAAGCGGCTATGGCATATGAACTATTCAGTAATATTTGATACCATATATCTCTTTGCCAGTAAGTAAACAAATCATCATAAAGATGAATCTCTTTACCGTTGGTTAAAGTTATTAATTTATGCTTCATTATGGATGGTACACCACATTTCCAACCAGAACTGTCCTCCCCTCACATTGATTGTTTTCTGATCCATGATCTGCTGAACCGGGAATAATAATACATTCCCCTTCTTTCATCTGATATTCCTTTCCTTCCATATATAAAGACGACGCTCCTTTTGGCATATTAACATAATAACAAAATGTAAGTGAATAAGGGACATGGTTATGTCTGAATGTTGCTCCTCCGCGATCATAAACCAATCCCCAGCATTGATGAATTTTAAATCCATCAGGATTAATTTTCCATCCAGATTTGTTATCTGAGTGACTTTCTGAGATAAAAGAATAATTTCCAGTATCTTCCATCACAAAATCTCTTATGCTTTTTACCTCTGACTGCAAAAGTTTATATGATGCGTCACAAAATAAAGTACTAATCCAATCCGTTACCAATTTTATTTCTTTAGTTGCTGGAGGATCATGCAGATTACACTCAGTTTCCTTCGCTCCCCCAATAGCTTTTCCACCATATTGAGATAATTCTAAAATAGAATTATGGAGAGCCTCTTTATGAAGATTGCTATACTCATATTTATAAAGGGCTGTCTTCATTCATTGAAATTCTACGGCTTAGGATACCAGCCTTTAATTTCTGCAACCTTTTCTTGCCATGCTTCCAAACCGTTTTCTGTGATAAATTCTAGTTGGTCCTCTACCAAACCGTATGCCATTCTCCTTATCTCCTGATAAGGTAAATCTTCAAACACAATAGGACGCTCCCATCTCTGATTTTCTTCAGACCAGAAATGATCACCATCAATACCCATCCTAACTATATGTCCATGCTCATCTAATAGAGCATCATCTGCCAGTGGTGCTTGATAAAAATCATGGGGCAGCAATTCATTTTCAGGTTTTGCAACTAAATCCCAATTCTGTTTCCACCCGCCATTTCCATCTGAGACCGGAAATGTTAACATTGCTTTATATCCTTGTTTAGTTGGCATTTCACCACCATTAACTAATACAAGACCATACTCTTCTCTAAAATCAGCATCCTCCATCACTCCTCTTGGAAAAGATTTGTTAGGATATTCTTTGTGAAGGGCTGCCATCCCATAGGGCAATGGCTCTACAAATTCACCATTCACTCGCTTTGCGTAATACGCCATAGTTATCTCCTTACCATTTGCCTATAGGGCATTGTTGATTTGGTATATTAACTTTAAATACCATTATACATTTACATATCTTGCACATTGATAATTTTTTAATATAATTTTCACATTTTTTACATGTGTCTAATTTAGTTTTTGCTGAAACTTTTCCTTTGGGAGATTTATTCACAACATCCTGAAAATCTAACATATATGTTTCTTGGCTAGAATATCTCCTAGTTGGAACTACTACGGGTGTCCCCCCTATAGTTTCAATACGTGTATCTTCCTTCTTACCATAAGTGGTATCTTTTACAATCATCTATTTTACCTGCGCTACAACTAAAGCACCGTCTCCGGCACTACCTCCATAAACACGAGGAGCCAAGTTACTTGGGCCACATCCTCCACCACCACCAGCAACAACTGTACCATTATTGGTATAAGAACCAGCATGAAGGATCATAATACATCCGCCACCTGATCCTCCAGAAGCTGCTTTTCTTCCACCATTTCCGCCGCCACAAGTTCCAAAATGGGTATGAACTTCTCCACCAGCTGTACCGCTAGAAAGAATAGACCCTCCAGAATTAATAAGAACATCTCCGCCAACAATTAACCATATAATTCCAGCAGTTCCTGCGGTGTCATCTGGATATACATCACTCCTAACGTTGCCGCTATTTACACAGGTGGTATTAGGTCCGCCTCCGGGATTTCCTGCTCCCCCACAAGCGTTGTTGGTACTATTATTACTTCCAGTGCCGCCACCACCTTCGCCTGACCAAATTGTACCATTTCCTC